CATTACGATAAAGTTATTTTAGACTGTACTCACTCTACACAGAGATCTAGAGAAGTTTATGGAACTCAGGGTGATCCTATTCTAGCTGGCAGATACCTTACTTCAGCACCTCTTTTTAATTATGATGGAGTATTTGCTGAAACACACCCTAGACCAGAGGAATCAGTGTCAGACGGTCAATGTCTAATACACTTAGACAATCTTGGAAAATTGATTGCAATAAATAAAGGAGTGCAAAAGCTTTCAGAACAAGGTTTTAATGATGAGTAAATTACTACAAAAATTGGACACCGAAACTAGTCTAAAGGATATGATTCAAGTCCTGTCAAATGATGGTGTTTTTATCATAGAAGACTATTTAGATCAAAATACGTTAAAAGAATTACATGACGATGTGCTGAATAAATGCAAAAATGAAGCAGGTCACTACGAATTTGGTAGGAACTACCGTGGACCATCATTATCTGCTTTTCATCCAAATTCACCTATTTACAGAGTTTACGATAAACCATGGATGAGAAATTTGCACAGACAGTATGTGGGCGGCTCATCGTTAGGTTATGGTAAGAATGTATTCGCTACCTATGACTACAAATATGACGGCCAGCTGGCACGAAATGGTTGGCTACATTTTGATAGGAATTGGTGTTTCAAATTTTTCTTATACCTTACTGATATTAATCGAAAATCTGGTGCATTCAGTTGTTCTATAGGATCAAGATCAAAGGGTAAGGAATTGAGGAATGCTTCAGGAGGAAAGATCGATTATGAGCTTGTTCGAAATAGAATTGACTTAGATTATCCTGAGTTAAGTTCTGTGTTTCCTTCAATACCCGTAGAGGCAAACGCAGGAACTTTAATTGTTTTCGACACTGACACTTTTCATAAAGGCGGCAAGTGCGATGAAGGAGAAGAAAGATTAGTGGTGAGGCTTCATTGTGGATAAAAATGAGCTTTAAACTTGAAAGAAAGTAGCAATTAACATGAAAAAGATTATTAATTGGATGCTAGAACCTGATCCTTACACAAAGAGGGGGGAAACAGAACTCCATGCTATCATTCATAATATTATGTCTAATGATGATTATCACAAATTCAATAGTAAGTACGATAGAATAAAGAAGCTAGAGCAAGCAGAGAAAGTGATAGGTAAACGTATAGCTGGCAACGTTTTGGATATAGGATGCGGTAATGGATACGCTTCCATATTCCTAGCAAAAAACAGACCAATAGACGTTGTTCATAGCATGGAATGTAATTATCCAGCGGTTGATAGCCTAGTAAGAAACAATTTTGCACAAGCACGAATAGATGATTCAAAATACGATTTAGTACTTGGCAGCTTCAACGATATTAAAATGAAGAGATTTTATAATTATGTAATATCTCTTGGAACTTTACATCACTCATCAAACTTACTTAAAACTGTATCTGAAATTTACTCATCTTTGCAATACGGCGGATATTTGATAGCACACGAACCGTATATGAGTAACTTTACTTCAAATCAAACCTACCTGCAAAAGGACAAAACTTCAAAGAAAGTACAAGGACTAGTAGATTGGAAAGAGTCTAACAGAGATGATCACTTTTTTAGAGAATGCGAATGGTTCACGGCGTTTCATCACGCAGGATTTAACATTATGAGCTTTGAGGGTGAAAATATGGACGATGATATACTGAATGCCATCATAGTATTACAAAAACCACATGCAGAATTAGAATACATCCCACATAAATGGTAAGTTATTAAATGAATATTTTAGGTGTCATTCCTGCCCGGGCCGGATCTACAAGATTAAAAGATAAAAATGTATACCCTTTAGCCTTTAAACCTTTAATCAGGTGGATTACTGAAAGTGTTATAGAGTCAAATTGTTTTGATGATATATATATATCTACAGATGGTGATCATATTTTTGAATCGGTATCTGATCTACCAGTACGGAGGCATTTTAGAGAACGAGAACTTGCGACAACACAAGCCACCGTATTAGAGGCTATGATAGACATTCTAAGATCCTCTCCAAGCCAGTATGATGCTTTTGCTTACTTTTTGCCAACCTGTCCCTTTATAGCTAGCGAAGATATTGTAAGAGGAATTTCAATGCTTAAAGATGGATCTTGTGACTCTGTTGTTAGTATGACTGAAATAACGGAGACTATACAATTAGCATGTTTAATTAATAATGATAATGTTTTGCCTTTTTTTGATAATTTAGAACATGGATTAACAAACAGTAAATACATAAAAAAATTTTATAAACCATCTGGGGGATTTTATATGTCTTATTGGGGTCACTTGCTCAGCGAAAAAAATTTTTTTAAAGGTAAAGTCAAAGGAGTGATAATTCCTCCTGAAAGATCTGTAGATATAAATACATACGAGGATATAAAATACGCAGAATCATTGTTATGATAAAAGATTTAAAAGAAAAATTGTGCAACATAGCCTAATCAATTTAAAAAAAGACATTATCATTTGCGGATCTAAAAGTTATAAAAATATTAACTTAGATAATTTAGTTGACCAGTTCGGCTATATTATCAGGCATAATATGCTTATGCACGATCAAGGCTACGGCAAACGGCATTCTTCGCAGCAAGTTCTTAATGCCCATGTAAATAATAATCTGAGAATGGCAGAAAGAGAATTTATAGACGAATACTCTAACCCCAGCACTATTAGCAAAAAACAGTTATGTGAGTTTTATAACTTTTTTAAAACTAACCTTAGTAAAACAGTTTATTATAATAAAAATAACACTAAATTAATGATGAGCCTCTTGGATTACTTTGGTATAAATATTCGGATAAATAAACAAATAAGAGTCGGTATGGGGTCGTTAGCTCAACTTGTTAATGAACGCAAAAAGCCTTACATGATTGGATTTTCTTTGTCTTCAAATCAGTTTTTGACTCATGCATATAATAAACGCGGGATGGAATATAACAAAGAATGCCATGATTTAAATTGCGAGATCAAAATCATAAAAGCGTTACATGAAAGAAAACTAATTGATGCTAGTTTATGCGCGATTAACGACGAAGGTAACTTAGAAGCAGACTTAGGCATTAAACCTACAGATACCTGCAGGAAGATTGTTGAGACATCAAATATTATTTAATGATATGATTTATTTTGTAGATATCGACGAAACAATTTGTGATACTCCAGAGGATAGAGATTACTCCAAGTCACAACCGAAAAAGACAAGAATCAAAAAAATAAATTTCTTGTATGAGCAAGGTCATACGATTATTTATTGGACAGCCAGAGGCACAGTCACGGGTAAGGATTGGTCTTCCATAACGAAAGAACAATTTAAAGAGTGGGGTGTTAAATACCATAAATTAGAATTCGGTAAACCATTCTATGATCTATTTATTGATGATAGGAATATAAATGACAAATCTTTTTTTAAAGACTGATATGAAAATTTTAATAACAGGGGCGTCAGGCTTCTTGGGCCGACATTTAACACCAAGGTTAGAGCGTGGTAATGAGCTACTAACGCCAACTTCTAAACAGTTAGATGTGTCAGACTATGATGCGTTGCAACAATATTTTTACGATCACGATTTTGACACCATTATCCACCTAGCTGCCCGATGTGGAGGTATTGGCGCTAATAAAAATAACCCAGCGGTTTTTTTTGAGAAAAACCTTCAGATGTCAACCAATATTCTTAAGCTTGCTAGCGAATTTGACGCAATCAAAAAGATGATAACTTTAGGTTCTGTTTGTTCATACCCTAAATTCACAGAGGTGCCATTTAAAGAAGAAAACATTTGGAATGGCTACCCTGAAGAAACTAACGCTCCTTACGGTATAGCTAAGAGATCGTTAATGATGGGTTGCCAATACTACAACCAACAGTACGGTGATAATTTTGTCCACCTTATTCCTGTTAACATGTACGGAGAGTATGATCATTTTGATTTACAGAACTCTCATGTTATTCCAGCGCTAATTCGTAAGATGCACGAAGCAAAGGTGTCTGGAGCTTCTAGTGTTACTGTATGGGGTGATGGCTCAGCATCAAGAGAGTTTCTTTATGCGGGAGACTGTGCTGAAGCTATTGAACTTGCATTGAAACTTTACAACTCTCCTGAACCAGTAAACATAGGGACAGGCCAAGAAATAACAATAAAAGATTTAGTAGAAAAAATAAAAAACGTAGTAGAATATAAAGGCGATATTGTATATGATACAACAAAGCCAAACGGTCAACCTCGCAGATGCTTAGACACTTCTAAAGCAGAATCTAAGCTTTGCTTTCAGGCTAGAACTTCCTTTGATGAGGGGTTAAAAAAAACTTACGAATGGTATATTAAGCAATTATGAACAATATTATCATAGTCACAGGTGTTACAGGGCAAGATGGTAGCCACATGGTGGATTACCTATTAAAAAATACTGATTACAATATAGTTGGTACAGTCAGAAGGTTATCAGTATCAAATCATGATAATTTAAAACATATAGATTCAGATAGGTTTGAGAAGGTTTATTTTGACTTGAATGATAACGAATCAATACAAAGCGTAATTCAAAAATATAAACCTAAATATTTTATTAACCTTGCCGCTCAAAGCTTTGTCGCAGCTAGTTGGGACATTCCAGTATCAACTTGGAATACTAACGCCACGGGAGTTCTGCATATTTTAGAAGCTATACGTAAGTATAGCCCTGAAACACGATTTTACAACGCTGGCACAAGTGAAGAATTTGGAGATGTCCAATATTCGCCACAAGACGAAAAGCACCCGTTAAGACCAAGATCTCCATACGGTGCAGCTAAAGCTGGAGCAAGGCACCTTGTAAAGGTTTATAGGGATAGCTATGGAATTTATGCTGTACAGGGCTGGTTATTTAACCACGAAGGAACTCGCCGTGGAGAAGAGTTTGTGACCCGTAAAATCTCTAAAGGTGTAGCAAAAATACACCAAAGCTTAAATAAATCACAAAGCGTTCAACCTATTACTTTAGGTAACCTTGAGGCAAAAAGAGATTGGAGTGATGCTGAAGATTTTGTGGATGCAATTTGGAGGATGTTAAATCAAGATGAATATCGCAAAGATTGGGTAGATAATAGTAGTGTGCGTGATTATGTTGTGTCTTCTGGGGAAACCCATACTATTAGAGAATTTATAGAGGAATCTTTTAAATGTATCGATATGGATAGTAGCTGCGTATATTGGCGAGGTAAAGGTACAGATGAGGTATTGTATTTTATGGATGATATCAGTTATACAACGGCGGTTGTCAAAACAAAACTGGTAACCATCAATAAAGATTTTTATAGGCCAGCCGAAGTTGAGCTATTATTAGGCTCTCATGATAAAATTTTAAAAGAGTTAGGGTGGGAGCCAAAAAGCTCTTTTAAGGATCTTGTGAAAAAAATGGTAGAGAATGATATCTTTTTACTTGAATCTTCCTCGTAGATAGTGTAATATACTTATCAGAGAAATTAAAGCAACCTTATCGTTCTGATAAGGTTTTTTACTAACTTTAAACATATATTCTCTCTCCCCTTTAGGGGTGTAATTTCTTTTACCTAAAATTATGATTTTCGACGAACAAATATCACGTAAACCGGATTATTACCCTTGGACAGAAGAGTTCAGGCGTTCCATGTGGGATGGCCACTGGACAGACAAAGAATTTTCATTTTCTTCTGATATTCAAGACTTTCATGTCAAGCTGACTGACCAAGAGCAGCAGATTATTATCAGAACCCTTTCCGCTATTAGCCAAATTGAGGTTGCAGTAAAAACTTTTTGGGCTAAAATTGGGGATAATTTGCCTCACCCATCTATTCGCGATATGGGTTATGTAATGGCTAATACCGAAGTGATTCACAACGAAGCTTACGAGAGATTATTGAAGCTTCTTGATTTAGAAGAAGTGTTTGAAGAAAATATGAAGCTCGACTTTATTGAGGGAAGAGTTAACTATCTAAGGAAGTATACTCATAGATTTTACAAAGACTCAAAAAAACAATTCGTATACGCACTAATATTGTTCACTCTATTTGTCGAAAACACATCCTTATTTAGTCAATTTTATGTTATAAATTGGTTTGGAAAGAAAAATTTACTAAAAGATACTAATCAGCAAACAAAATATACAGCTAGAGAAGAAGATATTCATGCTAAAATAGGCATTAAGTTGTTAAACACTATTAAATCAGAGCACCCTGAGTTATTCGATGACGAATTAGAACAAAGAATTCTGCACGAAGCTAAAGAAGCTTTTAAAGCTGAAGAAAAAATTGTAGACTGGATTGTCAATGGAATTCAAAAAGATTTGCTTTCTGCTGGCATCCTTAAAGAATTTGTTAAAAATAGAATTAATGAATCACTTGATCAGATAGGTTTTGAAAAAATCTTCGATATTGATGAAAAAATAATTTCACGTACAACTTGGTTCGATGAAGAGGTTTTAGGTAACATGATGACAGACTTTTTTGCCTCTCGCCCTACAGAGTATTCAAAATCAAATAAAAGCTTTAGTGAAGCAGACTTATTCTAAAAATATGGACAAATTTTACTGGTTAAACGAGGACTCAAGAAGGTTTCTCAAGAGGGGTTATTTGAAAGAGAATCAAACGGCAGAAGAACGAATCAAAGAGATATCCGACAATGCAGAAAAAATTTTAAAAATTAAAGGTTTTTCTGATAAATTTTATAGCTATATGAGTAAAGGTTTTTATTCTTTAGCTACCCCTGTGTGGACAAACTTTGGGAACCATAGAGGTTTACCTGTTTCATGTTTTAATTCCCATGTAGATGATACTATGGAGTCTATTTTGTATAAGGCTGCTGAAGTAGGTATGATGAGCAAAATGGGAGGAGGTACATCTGGCTATTTTGGAGACCTAAGGCATAGAGGTGCTCATATAAGCGTTGGAGGAGAGTCTAGTGGACCAATTCATTTTTTAGAAATATTTGATAAAATATCAGAAGTGGTTAGCCAAGGTAGCGCAAGGCGGGGTAGTTTTGCCGCTTATTTACCTATTGAACATCCTGATATAGAAGAGTTTTTGAAAATTAGAAGTAGCGGTAACCCTATACAGAACTTAAGTATAGCTGTAACGATAAAGAATGACTGGATGAAGTCAATGATAGAGGGAAACTCCAAAAAAAGAGCTATTTGGGGTAAAGTTATACGTAAACGTTTTGAGACAGGTTACCCTTATATCAGTTTTATAGACAATATAAACAATAATAACCCTAAAGTTTACAAAGATAAAGGGCTAGAAGTCAAGTCTCAAAATTTATGTAACGAGATAGCTCTAGCTTCCGACAGCAATAACTCTTTTGTTTGCGTACTTTCGTCTGTCAATTTAGTTCATTGGGATGAAATTGAAAAAACTGATGCCATAGAGACTTTAACTTATTTTCTTGATGCGGTTAACGAAGAATTTGTTAAAAAAACGAAAGGCATTCCTTTTATGAAGCACCCTCATAATTTTGCCAAAAACCACAGGGCATTAGGGTTAGGTGTTTTAGGTTGGCATTCTTTACTTCAATCAAAGAGTGTATCTTTTGAGTCGTTTGAAGCCAAAATGCTAAATAGTAAAATATTTAAAGCATTAAGAAGAAAATGCGACAAAGCATCAGAAGAATTGGCTGATTTATGCGGCGAAGCTCCCATTCTTAAAGGCTATGGTAGACGAAACACTCACACAATAGCAATTGCTCCAACCACATCAAGTTCTTTTATTCTGGGGCAAGTTTCTCCTTCTATAGAACCTCTTAATTCTAACTATTTTGTTAAAGATTTAGCAAAAGGTAAATTTACTTACAAAAACCCTTATTTAAAAGGTTTATTAGAATCAAAAAATAAAGACACAAGTGATGTTTGGAAGTCTATTTTGGTTAAAGGAGGTTCTGTGCAACATCTAAAATTCCTAGCCCAAGAAGAAAAAGATATTTTTAAAACTTTTGGTGAAATATCCCAAAAAGAAGTTGTTATACAGGCTTCCACCAGACAAAAATATATCGATCAAGGTCAGTCACTTAATATAATGGTGCCTTTAGAAGCTCGTCCCAAAGAGGTTAGTCAACTTCTTATCGAAGGGTGGGAATTAGGTATTAAAGGTTTTTACTACCAAAGAAGCGCTAACCCTGCGCAAGAGCTTTCAAGGAGCATATCTAGCTGTTCTTCATGCGAAGGGTAAATGCTTTTTCATTTTGCACTCTTTTCAGTGTATAATTATTTGTAATCATGAACAAAAAACAAATAAACTTAGCAGGTAGATCTGGACCAAAAAGTTCAGCTCAAACCCCTGCAAAGCCAGAAGAAAAAAAGAAGGGCTCTAAAATGAATCCTCCCGGTTCTGCTGGAACCAAACCTGATGCCAAAGAAAAAGCAAAAAAAAACTTAGAACGCAAGGATGATAAAGATCTAGTTAGTGCAGCTATTACTTTTTCAGAAAGAATAACTAAAGCTTTAAAAAATAAAGTTTCAGAGCATAACAAAAAATATTCTAAAAAAGTTTCACTTACTCAACTTAAAAAGGTTTATCGTCGTGGCGCAGGAGCATTTTCTTCTTCTCATCGTCCCGGTAAATCTAGAGATCAGTGGGCTATGGCTAGGGTAAATATGTTTTTAAAAATGGTGCGTGGAGGTAAAGTGAAAGACTCTTACAAAAAAGCAGACCAAGATATTGCTAAAAGTAGTGTGGATTTTTATAAAAATATCGACAAAACTGGGGATCAAATGCTTGACATTCAAAGAGTCGGGGCATCTGTAGAGTTCACAAAAGTAGAGCTTTATAACGCTGAAGAATACTTAAACAAATTTTAATATGAATATTAAAGTAAATTTAACTGACAGCATAGCAGCAGACAAAGAGAATAAAACTCTCAATAAGCCTTTTAGAACTTCTAAAGGCCCTAAAAAATTCGCTGTTTATGTGAAAAATGAAAAAGGTAATGTTGTAATTGTTCGTTTTGGAGATCCTAATATGGAAATCAAAAGGGACGATCCACAACGCCGGAAAAACTTTAGGTCAAGGCATAATTGCTCTGAACCGGGTCCTAAATGGAAGGCTCGATACTGGAGCTGTAAAATGTGGGAAGCAGGCAAATCAGTTACAGATTATATTAAAGGATCATGGGACGGTAAAGAGTTGTGGGACCATCAGCAACTTTTATCAATAAACCCGAATCTATCGTTAGCCGAAGAAGATGATGACTGTGATTGCGGTGGTGGTTGCGGCTGCGATGTTAGCGAAGCTAGCGATTATGAATTAGGTATGGCAAAAGCTCAACTTAATAAAGCTCAAGCCCAAATAGCAGAACTGCTTAAAATGATGGAAGGAATGAAAGATGATACAGAAATGGAAGCATGGGTTCAATCAAAAATCACTAAGATTTCTGATTATGTAAACTCTATTCATGGTTACCTCATCTATTATAATGACACCGAAGAAGAAGGGGTCATTGAAAGCTCTAACAATGAAACAATAATTTAAAATGAAATATTACAAAGAAAATTTAGAAGTCTCATTTGCCGATTACGGCAAAGATGAAATGGAAATTAAAGGCGAATTCATGAGTTCTTGCGCTATGGATGATAAACTTTATGTCAACACAGCCGAATTAAGCAATAAAGACACTACGTCTATGTGCGCTATGCAATATATGAAAATGCGTCCTGAAATACTTGAAACAGGAAAAGGAGGGCTTACAGACAAACAAAAGAAGCTCCCACCTGCTCTTCAAAAAGCTATTCTTAAAAGAATGGAAAAGACAGGCAAACTTGGAGAAGAAGGACAAAAAGAAGCAAAAGAGCTGGAAGCGACTCAGATTGCAGTTTTTCCCGATAAAGAAATTCCTGTTGATGAAGTAGGAACTCCTTATCAAGACATGAGACCAATTAATAAAGATGGCTACAAAATAGACGAAGAATTAAAAAATAAAGCAAAAAAGGAAAAACTTAAAAATCCCGGCTTGCAATCTGTTTCTCCACCTCAATCATAAGTCTATTGGTGCATAGACATACCAGCAATTCAACTTGCTACTAAAAGAGTCCTAAAAGGGACTCTTTTTTTGTTGACGTAAGGTTTTCATGTGTTAATATAGTTTGTATGCCTAAAGTAGCCTTCAGTAAAATTATTGAAAAACACATCGAAGTAACAAAGGCTAGAGGTTTTTGGTCAAAAGAAACCAAGCTCTTAAAAAAACTTATAGAGAAATATCCCAATGTAGAATTCTGGCAAAAAACTGAATTCAGACCTAAGTTAAAATCTTTCGCTCAACTTATGGTTGAACCTCTAGAGGAACATTTGAGAGTAAAGTATAGAGATTTCCATCGTGTTTCTCGTAAAGATGAAGACACAACAATTTACGATAAAAAATTCGGGAAAGACATAATAAGAAAAAATAAACCACAATCTATCAGAAGTTTTTTAAATGGCTAGAACTAAATCAAAAACATCAAATTCGACCCCTCTCACTATGAACGATAAGCTTTCAAATTTTTTGAAAACTAATCAAGAGCATCATTATAATTTTGAAGAAGACATAGATTATAAAGTGTCTTACGGGAGCTTGGTTGTAGACTTCGAATTGCAAGGCGGCATTGGCCCCGGATTACATCGGTTTACAGGCATGAATGAGGGAGGCAAAACCTCTGCTGCATTAGAGTTGATGCGCAATTTCCTTAATACAGTGCCTAATTCTAGAGGCTTTTACATTAAAGCTGAAGGCCGGTTATCCCAAAACATGAAAGACCGCTCAGGAGTAGAGTTCACAAATAAACCTGAAGAATGGCAAAATGGAAATTGTTTTGTGTTTGAATGTAATATTTACGAAACAGTTGTTGAGGCAATGCGTAACCTTGTTTACGATAACTCTGAAGATATTAGATATTTTTTCTTATTAGATAGTGTAGACGGTCTAATTACAAAGAATGACGCAGAAAAAAGTTTCGAAGAATGTTCTAAAGTCGCTGGAGGAGCAGTTATTGCTGCGACATTCATGAAAAAAGTTAGCATAGTTCTTGCTAAACGAGGACATATGGCAGTTTTTGTCAGTCAAGTCCGTGCAGATATAAAATTAGACCCTTATAGTAAAGCCCCTATAAGGCAAACTACAGCTACGGGAGGTAATGCTTTATTGCATTTTGCTAATTATATCTTTGAATTTGAGCCTAGATTCAAAACTGATATGATCCTACAAAAGCCTTTAGAAAAATATGACCCTCAAAAAAATCCATATATAGGTCACTATGCAAAAATTACGGTAAAGAAAAGCCCAAATGAAAAAACTAATTCTGTAATTCGTTATCCTATTATTTATGGTCGTATTGGAGGAAAGAGCATCTGGAACGAGAAAGAAATATTAGATATGTTATATTTGTGGGGTCACGCCGAGAAGAAGGGGGCATGGATATCTATTTCTGCAGATTTAAGAAACGAAGCGCTAGAGCATAAAATCGAAATACCAGAAACAATACAAGGCGAAAATAAGTTTAATACTTTAGTAGAAGAAGATGAAAAAATCAAAAACTTTTTCATAAAATACTTCAGAGACTTAATTTTGTCCGAATGATATTTCGAACACTATTTGGTTCTACAAAAAAACTAAAGAAAGCATCTTCGTATAGGGTTGCTTGGGCTAAAGATAGTCGAAGCAAATTCCAAAAGAAAGTAAAAAATATACTTTATGCTTACTGGGAGAACCATATAGTATTTGAAGAATTTCCTATTGTAGGTACTCGCTTGACATTGGACTTCTACAATGCTACATTAAATATAGCTATTGAAGTTCAAGGAAGGCAGCACACTGAATATGTTGAGTTTTTCCACGGCAAAAGCAAGATGAATTATCTTAAACAACTCAAAAGAGATCAAGACAAGCTTAACTTTTGCGAAATCAACAATATCATGTTGATAGAAATCCACGATGAAGAAGATATGGATTATTTGCGCCAAACATTAGCTAAAGGAAAGTAATAGTGTAATATATACTATGGATCACACAAGTAATAATAACGGGGTGCCAGAAGTCATAATGGATAAGCTTTATGAGTTCACTAACAATGGTCAATATGGTGGGTTTATTTTAGCTTATGTAGATAATAGTGGTAGCGTATCTATCAATTGTAAAGTGGGATCTCAAGTGGTTGAATTAGGTTTAAGGAAATCTTTAGAAAAATTTCTTGATCAAATTGAGCTAAGTGAATCTTCTATGCCGCAACAAGACCCAGACGAACTAGAGTAAAATGATATATAATTTAGAGCTTGAGCATCGACTGCTAGCTGGCTTATTAAAGCATCCAGATCAATATGGCGCTATAGCAGACTTCATATCCGAAAAAGACTTTGCTTCTACAGAAGAAAATATTACCGGCACTGTATACATAGCGCTTAAATCTTTTTGCGAAAACAATAAGGGGGTAGATTTAATTGTTTTAAGTGAAAA